TATCGAAGCCGTCACCAAGTACGGCGCGACTGTGGCCGTGGAGCGCACCGATACTGCGTTCCGCAATGAGCTGCAGAAGAAAGTCCTGACCGACTTTTACACCTTCCTCAAGACCGGCAAGCTGGTGGGCACCCAGAAGACCTGGCAGCGTGCTCTGGCTATCGCAAAGGGCGCAGTCCTGAAGCGCTTTGCCAACGACAATCTGGATGTAACCGAGGTCGTGGGCTTTGCCAACATCATGGACTTTTACGACTACCTGGGCGACAAGGAGATCACCGTTCAGACCGAGTTCGGCCTGAACTACGTCAAGAACTTCCTCGGTTACAGCACCCTCTTTCTTCTGCCCGATGTTTACATCGAGCAGAAGAAGGTGATTGCCATTCCCGTGGAGAACATCGACCTGTACTACGTGGATCCCGCAGACCGGGACTATGCCACCATGGGCGCAAACTACACCGTCTCCGGTGAGACCAACCTGCTGGGCTACCATACCGAGTACAACTACAAGAACGCCACCACTACCAACTATGCCATCATGGGCATGAAGCTGTGGGCAGAGTATCTGGACGGCATCGCAGTCGTGACCGTCGGTACGTCCAACACCGAGCCCGCTGTGGCCGCCTCTGAATCCACCGGGCGAGAATAAGAGGTGACTTTGCATGACCGTCCCCGAGCTGTGCGTTTACACGCACAATTTTTTTGACCGGGCGGACGACCCCATTGCCGGAGAGTTCGCCTTTCAGCCAGACACCGTGCCCGCCGGGGTAGTGCCGGGGCAGTATTTCCTCGTGTGCGGATCCATCTTCAACGATGGGGTGCACAGAGCCGGGGACGGCGATCTGACTGCCGAGACCTTCAACGGCACGGTGCAGCCTATGCGTGTGCCGCCTGACTTCGTGGCGCTGGCTGAAAAAATCGACGCATACGACAAGGCACTCCCGGTCGGTGGCGTGTATGTATCTCAGTCCTTTGCCGGGTGGTCCGGCACAATGGCTACAGGCGCGGACGGCCTGCCCGCAGACGGCAAGACCCGCTATAAATCCGAGATCAATCATTGGAGGAAGATGTGACATGGTCAACGCGTTCACTGCATCCACCGTGATGCAGAGCTTTACCCAAAAATACCGTTTTCAGACCCGCAGCTATGAGCCGGACGGCGTGGGCGGCTTTGTGTCCGGCTGGCAGGACGGCCCAGAGTTTGAGGCCGTGGAGCGCCACGATACCACCGTGGAAGCACAGGTGGCAGAGCAGGCTGACACGGCATCTACCTACACGCTGCTTGTTGGCACCGGTGTTCCGCTGGCTTTCCCGGACTACATCAAGCGGGTGAGCGACGGGCAGACCTTCCAGATCACCAGCACAGCGGACGAAGGGAAAGCCCCACCGGAATCCGGCATGGGGCTGCGAGCCGTCAAGTGCAAAAAGGCGGTGTTGCCGTAATGGGGCCGTCTGAGAGCATCAACCGGGCACTGAACGCGTTTTTTAACGGCTTTGGCATCCCGGGCTATCTGGAAGATAACATCCCTCCTGCCGCTTCACTGCCCTACCTGACCTACAAGCCCACTATCCCCGGCGGGTGGAACGAAACGACGTCCTTCCACGCCCGGCTGTGGTACCCCAGCAAGGGCGGCAGAGCCCCCATCCTGCAAACCGAAGATACGATCAGCGCGGCCATCCCAAGAGGTGGCTTAAAAATCGAGTGCGAGGGCGGCGCTATTCTTTTGGACAAAGACGATAAAGATTGGGCACAGCCACTCAACAACACGCCTGAAGGGTATCTGTGCGAATACCTTATTTTTGAACTTACACGGCTTATACCGTGAGTAAAGGAGCAATATGGCTGAAACTTTAGCAAAGAAGTTTAACGTCAACGTTTTGACAGCGGAGGCTTTCAAGAGCATCCCCAAGGGCTCGGGCAACATTTTGTCCGATTTCTCGCTTGAGACCCCGAAAATCGATGAAACAAACGTCATTCACGCCACACAGGGCGGCGTAACTATCACCTATCAGAACTCCACCGAGGATACCCTTTCCGAAATCGACAACGCCCCCACCAATACAAAGCAGGGCGTGGAAGTCACCGGAACCACCGCAACCATCTCTTACACGACTCCCAACGCAGACCCTAAGAGCATCCAGCTCGCTATTGGCACTGCGGACATCGACCCGGAAGACCCAACCCACGTGGTTGCACGCCTGAAAACCGCTTTGACGGATTTCAAGCCAATTTGGTGGGTTGGCCCCATGATTGGCGGCGGCTTTATCGCGGTCAAGCTTTATAATGCCATGTCCACCGGTGGCCTGAGCCTGAAATCTGAGCATCGCGGCGGCGGCTCGATGCAGATCACGCTGACCGCTTTTGCAGACCTCGAGAACCCCGAACAGGCCCCGATGGAGTTCTACTCTATCACAAAGGCCGCGTCCTGATGTAAGGAGGAAAGACATGAAGGAAATTATTGATCTGGAAGGCAAGGAGTACCTTGCAAAAACTTATAAGCTGGCAAAGGCATACAAGCAGTGCCTCGTTGACACGGGCGCGGTGGCGGCGGCAACTCAGCTTGCGCCGCTGACTGGCAACGAAACCCCGGAGGAGAAGGCCAAGAAGATTGCAGAACAGGGCGCGAAAAATGCGGAAGAAATGATGCGCATGATCTACGAAGAGCACGCAGACATGACCGAAAAGGTCCTTCCGCTCTTTGTGGTGCTGGATAAGGGCGAAGAACTTCCGCCAACCAGAAAGCTGGCCGCAGCAATGTCCCGTGCGCTGTCTGATGACGATTTCATGGCTTTTTTGAGATCCTTGATGTGATCGGCGTGGAAGGATATAAACGGATGGTCTCGACCATTCGTCTGGATTTGCTGGAACTTTTCGGCAAGTCCTATATCCTCGACCACATCAAAAAAGAAATCAGAAACCACGATGAAGTTCAATTCTACCGCAATTGCGTAGCAGATGCCGTTGGCGGCCTTGCGGGAGCTGACGCTCTTTATTCCTACGTTGCTTCGTATACATTCCCGCTTTATGTAAAGCAGATCGACAAGCGGTCTGCGGCGGAGATCACGGAAGAAAACAGCAAGGCTCTTGAAGAGCTGTGCGGAGGGGGTGATGAAACCTGAAACTTTTTGAATTGAGCGCCACCCTCGGGCTGGACGACAGCGCCTACCGGCAGGGCGTGGAAGAGGCGAAGTCTCAGACTAAGGCCGCCGTCTCCACCATGATGAAGGATTATAACCGGCTGTACAGTGAGGTCATTCACCTTACGGCAGCCTATCAGAAATCACGGAAAGAGACCGGGGAAACCTCCGAAAAAACTAAGGAATTTGCCCAGAAGCTGAAAGAAGCTCAGGCCCAACTCAATACCACGGCACAGGGGCTAAGGACTGCGGAAGGGTACATGAACAGCTTTGGGGATGCCGCATCGGGGTCCAGCAAGTCTCTGGCCAGCGCCATTACGCAAGGCACAGTCATGGCGGGCATTTTCTCGAAGCTCGGCTCCGCTGCACTCGGCGCCGCAGAGGGGTTCATCTCTTCCGGCATCGAGTACAACGCCCAGATCGAGAAATACACCACTGGCTTTACCAATATGCTGGGCAGCGCGGAAGCCGCCCAGCAGGTCATGAGCCAGATCCAGGAAGATGCGGCAAAAACCCCGTTTGATGTCGAGTCCCTGACAAAGGCAAACCAATACTTGATCTCTGCAGGCGAGAACGCTTCCTATGCCCGCAATACCATCATGGCGCTGGGCGACGCGGTCTCTGCGACCGGTGGCGGCAACGACGAGCTGAACCGCATGTCCCAGAACCTGCAGCAGATCGCCAACACCGGCAAGGCTACAACGGCCGATATCAAGCAGTTTGCTTATGCTGGTATCGACGTGTACGGCATTCTGGCCGACTACACAGGCAAGTCCACCGCCGAAGTGCAGAAAATGACTATCAGTTATGATCTTCTGACCCAGGCCTTACAGGCTGCGTCGGAAGAAGGTGGACGCTACTACGGCAGCATGGACACCCAGAGCCAGACCATGAATGGCCGCGTGTCTACCCTGCAGGACAATGTAAAGCAGCTGGCGGGATTGCTGACCGGCGATTTGTCCAGCGGCGTCGGCGTGGTGATCTCCAATCTCAACGATCTTGTGGTCAAGGCACAAGAAGCCTACAAAACCGACGGCTGGATTGGTCTTGCGGGCGCAATTACCGGGTTGAGCGGTCCGATTTCGTCCGTCAAATCCTGGTTTGAGGGCTTTGCTTCCAGTGCCTCCACCTGGCTGGACAAGCTGAGCTATAAGCTCAACCGTTTTCTGGGGAAAGCGGCCACAGCGGATTACGACACATACGAGGAGTATGCGGACGCAAACCTCCGCCAAAGCAACCGTGACCGCTTACGGCAGCAAGCTCTTGCAGGCGTTGGCGTCAGCAATAAGAGCTGGTCCCAGCGGCAGGCGGAGCTGGCGGCAGCCAGCGGCAACGGCAGCAGCTCCATTACAACCAGCCCATCCAGTGCAGCCGGCAAAAAAAAGTCATCCGGTTCTAAATCCACCACTGAAACGGTCATTTCGTCCATCTCCAGCACGGCCACGACCACCGCACAGAATGCGCTGGGTACCGTGACCACCAGCATCCAGACCCTTACCGAAAAGGTCAAGGACAGCTCCGGCAAGATCAAAGACCGCATCACCGAGACCACCACCACGACCGGCAAGGAGATGGTGAACGGTGTTGCCACGACCTTTAAGCAGGTCGAGACCAAAGTCAACGGCACGGTCACAAAGGTCACAAAGACCTATGACGACATGTCAAAAACGCTGCTGGGCACCTTTACCAACGTCTCGGAAACCACCTTTGACGGAATCACCACAAAGGTGCAGCAGGCGGTGGAAAAGTACGCGGACGGCAGCGAGCATATCAAGAAGACTGTCACAGAGACCGGCCAGCGCATCGGCGAGAACGGCGCGGAGACCTACGAGAAGATCATCACCTACATCGACGGCGTTCAAGATAAGGTGAACGAGACCTCTACTCTTATCGACAAGAGCGTAAAGGGCACCCAGAGCCGCATTGACCAGCAGCTGAGCGAGGCTTCCGGCCAGCTGGATAAGGGCATTTTTGGGCTGGTAAAAAGCGCCTTTAGTGATGCCAAAAACGGTGACTGGGGCGGTCTAGCTCTGGATTTTGTCAATTTGATCTGGGGCGAAGTATCGCAGGATCAGCGTGACGTGATCTCTAAGTGGCTTGTGGACGCGCTGACCGCGGTCAATGAGGGCTATTCGGGCGGTGGAATCAGCAAGGCGCTGGGGTCTATCCAGAGCATCTTCACAAACGGCATTACTGCCGGAGTGGATGGCGCCACTACGTCTGTAAAGGCGTTCTCTGAGATCGTGCAGGGCCTTGCAAGCTCCGGCGGCGTGGGCGGAGCGCTAGGCGGCATCGTCCAGAGCTTTTCCGGCATGGCAGGCGGCATCACCTCTGCACTGGGCGGCATCGTGTCCTTTGTGACAGCGAACCCCGTCCTTGCCCTGATCCTGGGCGTGGGTGCTGCGGGCGCAGTCGCTGGCGGCATCGGCCTTGCTATGTGGATGAACAAAAAGAACGACCAGCAGCCCGTCAGCCACTATCAGAGCCCCTTTGACAAGACCGGCGTGTACGACAGCCTGAGCGAGTTCTCCACCCGCTCTGCCATGCAGTACCGCGTTACCGGCCAGCAGTCCATTGTTGACCGGCAGACCAGCATTCTGGAACGCATCGAGGGGATGCTGGACGAGCATCTGCCAGACATCGGCAAGGGTCAGGTAGTCATGGATTCCGGAGAGCTTGTGGGTGTTTTGTCTCCGCGCATGGCAAATAATGTGGATCTGCACATCGGTGTTGCAGTGACCCGGAAAGCGAGGGGCGTATAATGGCAAAGCTGCAAGGCGCAAAAATCGGCGATTACCACACCCTCACAGACTGGGGTCTGTATCTCAAAGTTGGCAGCCCGAAGATCAGCGATGCAGAGGTAGACGAGCATCTGGTGCAGGTGCCCGGCTCTGATACGCTGCTCAACCTGACGGATGCACTGGATGGCCGCCCGCACTACAAAAAGCGTACCATCACCATGGAGCTGCTGTGCAGGGCACCAAAAAAGACCTGGCCGAATCTTTACAGTCAGATCGCAAACGCCATCCATGGCAAATGGCTACAGTGCAAATTCGACGATGACCCGTCTTTCTATTGGGAGGGGCTGTGGAGCGTGTCTATGACACGCAACAGGTTTTCCAGTGCATTCACCATCACGGGCACCTGCGACCCCTTCAAGCGCAGTGTATACGACGGCTCTGATGACTGGCTGTGGGATGACCTTGTATTTGATACAGCAATTATCCGCAATTATACGGATATCCAGCTCAAAGCCAAAGAGGACATCACCGTAACCGTCACCGGTGCACCAAGAGCGGCCGGTATCTACTTCAAGCGCAGCGAGGATGCCGCCGACATTGCGGTGTCTCTCAATGGCCTTGAAGTTGGCATCCTTGCAAAGTCTACAGAGTGGCAGTACATTGAGGGCTTGCATATGCCGGATGGCGTTGTAGGTACTCTCATCTTTGCGGCGTCTGCGGATTGCAGCATCAGCATCCGATATCTAGGGGGCAGCTTATGAGCTATAAAGTTTATGCAGGCGTCCAGACCGGCGTTGACGTGTGGGAGACAAAGACCTGCATTTACGACCCAACAGACTACACGGACACAAAAAAGCTCATCAGTCCAACTCTGACACGGGAGGTGGGCAAGGCCGGTAGCTTGGAATTCACCCTGCCGCTTGGCAATGTGGCTCACTCAGCTTTGCAAAAAATGCGCACGACCGTGTCCGTAGAACAAGACGGTGCGCGCATCTGGGAGGGCAGGCCCATGAGCCATGAGCAGGATTTTATGCTGCGTCAAAAAGTCTTTTGCGAGGGAGAGCTGGCCTACCTCAACGACAGTTCCGTTGCGCCATATACAGCCAAAGACGTGACAATCAAGCAATTTCTTTCGTTCCTGCTGGAAAATCATACCGGCATGGTGGACGCATACAAGGCGTTTACCTGTGGAAATGTTGGCTTTCCGAGCACAAGCGTGGTGGTTCCAGAACTGCATAACTGCGTGATGAAACTGGACCACATGGCAGGTACTCCGGACAGTGACGGCGATTATATGTATGAATATGGACTTTATACCTCATCCGGCGTTCAGCTTGTGAGCCAATATGAAGTTGGCTTCTCGGATGACGACACGGCCCCGGATCCATCTGCGTACAGATGGACGCTGAACGTAAAGCATGAAGCCTCTTCCATTGACGGACAGATTTGGCGCACTGGAGAAGGCCTTTTTTCCGTGAGCGTAAACGTGGCTTTATCCTTGGATGGGAACGGCCAGACGCACGAAGCCACGCAAAGAGCAGTTACGCCGGATATCACATGCGCTACGCACTCAAAATCCTTTCCGCCTGAGACGGAATACAATCTCAAAGACACGGTCTCAAAAAAATGGAAAATTGAAAAGCAGGGAGACGGTTATGCCGTCCTGTTCAACGGTGTAGCCCTGCCGGATTCTTCCGTGGTCCGTTACGATTCTGCGCCACGGTACACCTTTGGCGATGGACAAAATTTTGGCGTTACATGGGATGTCATCCAAAATGAGCTTGTGGATGTGTACGGCGGGTATCTGATCGTCCGGCACGAAAACGGGGCCAGGTATCTGGATTACGTCCGGGAAGTGCAGGAGAAAAACGGGCAGCCCATCGCATTCGGCACAAACCTGCTCGACCTGAACAGCTACGTCAAAGCAGAGGATATTGTCACCCGCGTCATTGCCGTCGGAAAAAAGAAATCCGGTTGGTTTTTGTGGAGGCATGAAAGCACGATCACCGCCACCGCAAACGACACTGCGGCCCAAAAGCTCTTTGGCATCATCACAAGGATCATCGTGATCGACGGAACCGCCAGCACAACACAGTCGCTTCTGGATGCCGCCAACGCGGAGCTGTCCAAAAACTTGCGTTATCTCGACGGAATCACGGTAAAGGCTGTGGACCTCAAGGATGCCGGTGTGGATATCGCCCGCCTTGGCTTTGGCAAGATGACACACATCTACTCCAGCCCGCACGGGGTGAACACCTGGCTTTTGTGCTCTAAGATTGTGGAGCCTTTGGACGCGCCGGACAAAAAAGAATTCACGCTGGGCATTGATTTCTCCAGCGTCAGCGACTTGCAGGCCCTGAGCGCACGAAAAGCCAGTGACGCCTATGACCTGAGCCGCTCGCTGAAGGGCTATGCATCCGCAAAGGGGTGATAAATTGGATAAGACATTTGACGAAGCAATTTCCGAAGTCCGCAATGCAGAGCGCGGCGTGGAAGTACGGGAAGCCCTTGCACAGGGCTTTGAGTATGTGAAGCAGTATGGCGAGGCTGTTATCGCGCGACAGGAAGAAGCCGTTCAGAGTGCGGAAACAGCCACAAACGCGGCGGCAACTGCCACAGCACAGGCCGCCGCAGCAGCCCAGACAGTCAAAGACGCCACTGCAAACGCCATAAGCGCAGCGCAAGAGCAGGCAGATATTTCGACATCGAAAGCCGAGGAATCTGCTTCCAGTGCCGCAGGAGCAGCGGCCAGTCAAACTGCTGCCGCGTCTAGTGCATCTGCTGCAAAGGCCAGCGAGGAAGCAGCTGCAAAGAGTGCCGCAGACGCAAAGGTTATCGTGTCCACTGACACGACCCTGACTGTATCGGGCGCACCGGCTGATGCAAAGGCGACCGGCGACGCCCTGTCTCAGAGGTATACCAAGGCTCAGGCCGACGCCAAGTTCGGCACGCCTTACAGCCTGCCGCCCGCCACGGCAACCACGCTGGGCGGCGTAAAGGTAGGGGACTACCTGGACATCGCCCCGGACGGCACCCTCAGCGCCAAAACGCTCAATGACAAGATCGCTGCCGCCGTGGCGGTAAAGTCGGAGCCCCGGCTGGTGTGGAACCACTACGAAGAAACCGGAAAAAGGTGGAAGACCTACGATATCAAAATGCCAGACGGCCTGGACTACGTGCACGTCAAGACGAAATATAACAGCCCTACCGGCGGGTACGGCGAGGAAGTAGACATTGCAAAAGGCGGCACCGCCAATCATAACTACGGAAACGGCACTGGAATTTTCGCATCCAACACGACTTTCCAGACAAACGGGACCCTGCACTTTGCAACAGAAACGTCGACCGGCGGCTACACCGTAGAGATCTGGCTCACCGGCTACCACTATCCCACCCTTGCCGAACTGCTGACCGAGACCCAGGCCGCGCAGGCGGACACGGACGCCCTGGCGGTAGATCATGAATACCGCGTCGCCATGCTGGAACTGGGGCTGACCGACGACACCACCACTGACACCACCACATAAGGAGGTAAACCTATGTTGTATCGTACCTGTAAACGCCTGATCGAGCGCGGCCAGACCGCTGGCCTTGCGGAAAAAATTGATGTTTTTTACGCCCTCGGCCGCATCACCGAGGCCGAGTACAAAGAGCTGACCGAGCTGCTGGCCCAGCAGGAGACCACCCATGGCGCTTAATGCCTACTCTTGGGCCCGGGAGGTTGATCGCAATAAACAACACATTTTTGACCGCACTTTTTAACTTTTTGAGCCGGTTCTTTGCCGCTTTGGCGGAAGAACAGGCAGAACAGGAGGACACAATGGCATCTGTGACCGAGTGGACGGGAGCACCGCCCTATCGCTACATCGACGTAAGCCGGTATCAGGGCAGCATTACACCGGAGGGCTGGAAGAAGGTCAAGGCCGCTGGCTATCATGGCGTCATGCTCAAGACCGTCAGCACAAACCGCAGACTCTCCAAGCGGGCGGACGGCCTGTACATCGACCCGACCTTTGAAGCAAACTACCGCAATGCAAAGGCGGCAGGTCTGGCTGTGGGCGTGTATTACTACACCTACGCCACCAGCGAGGCAATGGCCGATGCAGAGCTTTCCCTGCTGGCTGACGCCCTGCGTGGCAAGACGCTGGAAATGCCTGTGTCAGTGGACGTGGAGGACAACAAATTCAGGGTTCTTGGCAAGCAGGCATTGACCGACCTGACAGCCTACGCCCTGAAAAAGGTGGAGGACATGGGCTTTTATGCCCAGCTCTATACCTACACCAGCTTTGCTAAAACGCGCCTGTATATGGGCGGTGCTGCCCTCAGTCCCTACGACGTGTGGCTGGCCGACTACACAGGAAAGACACCTGCCGTGACCTTTGCCTACAACACCCACCAGCACACCAGTAAGGGCAGCGTCCCTGGCATTTCCGGCCACGTTGACCTCAATGTGACCACACGCAACTATCCGAAAATCATCTGCAAGAAGGGCCTGACCCGTCTCCGGGAGGGTAAATGACCGAAAAAGAGGCTTTACTGTGGGTGCTGGGCGTCCTGGGCAGCCTGTGCGCTGCGACCATCACCATCGACAAGGTGCTGGGAATTATACACAAGTACGTCAAAAAGGCACAGGAGCCGGACAACGCGCAGAACAAGCGCATTGACACCATTGAAAAGCGACTGGCTGCGGTAGAAACCGTTTCCACGCAGCACGCCGCGGCCCTTAGACGCGACATGACGCGATTTGACGGCATCGATGAAGAAATGCGTCTCGTGCTTGTTGGCGTACAGAATCTTTTGGATGCGCAACTGTCCGGCAACAACCGCGAAGGTATGCAAAAAAGCAAATCCGATATCAACAACTACCTACTGAAAGGAGTAACGAATCATGGAAGCAATCTTTAACTTTATCCCCGCACCCATCGCACTGGTACTGATGTTCATCGGCTTTGCCGCGCTGGCCGTTGGTGCCATCCGCCTGGGCTATAAGCAGTACGTCAAGCAGTGGGCGCTGGAACTGGTGACCCTGGCAGAAAACAGCATCATGGGCAGCGGTCAGGGCGCCAAGAAAAAGGCGCAGGTCTTTGCTGCGCTGCGCGGCGCATTGCCGGACTGGCTCAAGCCTTTTATCACCGATGAAGTGCTGGACAGTGTGATTGAAAAGGCCGTCAGCATGATGAAAAAGGCACTGGCAGAAAAGAAGCCTACCATCAACAAGGAGTAAAGCATGATTGAGCAAAGCGTATCTCTCGCATCCAATGGCGTAGTCAAAGTGCCGGGCTATGAGCAGCTGGTGCGCTTTGGCTACACCAAGAACCGGGGCGTGTACCGCCTTGCCATCACCGCCACCGGCGAGTGGGAGGGCCTGACCATCCGGGCATTTTGGCATGTGCCAGGCGGCAAAGACCCGGCATCCTCGCTGGTGGTGGACGGCTATGTGGCCGTGCCCGCCAGCGTGACCGCACAGCCCGGGAGCGGGTGCGTCACCTTTGAGGGCAGCGACGGCGCAAAGACCGTCACCAGCGCAGACCTGCGGTATCGTGTCAGTGCCAACAGCGGCACAGAGGACGGCAGCATGCCGGAGCCTGGCACACCTGCCTGGCAGGAGCTGGTGGGGGCCGTGCACACCGATGCCACCGCCGCAGAGCAGGCCAAGACCGATGCACAGACGGCAGCACAGCAGGCTGGGGCATCTGCCGGTGCTGCTTCCACAAGCGCTGCCAATGCTGGTCAAAGTGCCCAGGAAGCTGCTGACAGCTTGCAGGAGCTGAAGGACGGCATTGCAAGCGGTGACTTCAAAGGCGAGAAAGGCGACAAGGGCGACACTGGCCCCATCGGCCCGGTCGGCCCGCAGGGTGAGACAGGCCCTCAAGGCCCAACAGGCGCTACCGGAGCCATTGGTCCGCAGGGTGAAACTGGGCCGCAAGGCAAGCAGGGCCCGCAAGGCATTCAAGGCGAGCGTGGCCCGCAGGGTGCACAGGGGCCGCAGGGCGAAAAAGGTGATACCGGACCGCAAGGCCCTAAAGGTGAGACTGGCCCTGCCGTAGCACTGGACACCACCCTCACCCACGAGGGCGAAGCTGCTGACGCAAAAGCCACAGGTGACGCTATCAGCGCAGT